CGTAGGCTTTGCGCAGCTCGACGATGCGCGGATAGGGATCTTGCGGCGCCTGCGGGTCTTCGCTGTTGGAGAGGCCGTTGTGTCCGCCGGCCAGCCACGGGTCTTCGTAGATCACGGGCGCAGCGCCGGACGGCCGCAAGAAGCAGGTGGGTTTGAAAACAGCGTTGCGGGGTTTGCCGACACTCTGCGCGACCGATCGGAAATCGCCGTACAGCGAAGCGGGGTATCAAGCGCAGACAGAGACGCGATCGAAGCCGCTGCGCGATACACTGGTGCATTCGACTGGGCACCGCCTGACGCCGGTCTTTGCGGAATGGTGGATGGGGTTTCCGCTCGGGTACAGCGCATCAAAGGCTTGGGCAACGCGCAAGTGCCGCTCGCGGCGGCAGCCGCGTGGATCGCGCTCGGCGGCGGCGAAATCATGATTGACGCCGAGGCGGTGCGCGCGTGAGCAAATGGGCCGAGCGCATACCCGAGCGCGTAAAGGTCTCGGAAGCTTGCCGTTTGACCGGGCTTTCCAAACGAACCTTGCAGGCCGCCGCAGCCCGTGGCCTCATTCCCGGTGCCGCTAAGCTGCTCGGTCAATGGACCTTCGACCGCGCCCGCTTGGCCTTCTGGATCGTCCAGAAAGAGGGAGACGCGTGCCAGACAATCTATTCCGGCGCGGCGAAACGTGGTGGGGCGGGTGACGTAGTGTGCCCGCCCTGTTGCGCTTTTCAACAACGAAAGTGGACAACAAAGGATCGCACCATGCCCAAGACCCTGAACCTGCCGGACGACGCGCTTCCGGTCATCGAATTCCTGCGCTCGCACGGGCGGGGCGATTTCGTGACCGTCGTCGAATCGCTGACCGTCAAAGCGATGATCGGCGAGCCGATGCGCGAACCGCGATGGGTAAGGAAGCTGCTGCGTGAGCTCGGCGTCAAAAGCGACGAAGACGTCGTGCGCGACATCTATTCGCGCGATCAGCTGGCCGGTCGCAACCCGAATTCAATCGTCGTCGACGAGCTCGTCGGCTTTCCCGTCGTCAGCGAACCGTCCTTGCCGCCGGATACCGCGAAGTGGGTTGGTTTCGCGTCGCCCCGCCCGCGCGTCACGACCGAACCGCCGCCCCGTGAGCCTTGGAAACCGGAAACACTGCTTTAGCCGCGCCGCGGTGCGCGCCGTGCACGACGAAATCCCGCTGCAGCTGCAGGCGCTGGCCGATGCAGGCTTCCTCTCGGAACTGCTGCCGATCATCCCGCCGGACGCCGAGATATCGGACGCGAGCCGCGCGCCTGAACGCATCCTCTCGAAACGCGGCAAGATCCCTGGTCGCTGGTCGCCGAACGGCTGGGTGGGCTTCGGCGACTGGTCTGCGTGGGCATCGCGTCAGAGCGATATCGAGCGCTGGCGCAGATGGCCGGACCTCGGCATCGGGATCCAGACGCGCCGCCACCCGGCGATCGACCTCGACGTCGACGGCGACGACGCCTTGACGGCTGCGCTGCGCGCCGCAGCGGGGACGGTATTCGGACCGCTGGCCTGGCGCACCGTCGAAGGCCGCTCGCGCGCCCTGACGGTCCTCTCCGCGCCGCTAGGCGGCATCCGCAAGCGGGTGCTGCTGTTCAGGCGCGCGGACCAGGATCCGCCGCACCGGATCGAAATCCTCGGCGAAGGGCAGCAGTTCGTCGCCTACGGGTCGCACCCCAAAGGCGGGCGCTACGTTTGGGATACCGAGCTCGCCGACTTCGCGGGTCTGATGGGGCTGCCGGAAGCGACACCCGAAAAACTTGACGCCTTCCTGGCGCTCGCCGCGGCCGAGATCGAGCGCGCGGGCTATCAGATCGTCATGGGCAAGGGCGCGACCGGCGACGCAACCGACGCGGCTATCGTCGATCAGGCGGGGCTGCAGGCGCCGTCGATCGCCGCCGTCAGGGACGCGCTGGCCAAGCTGCCGAACACGCGCGACGCGTTCCCGTCTTACGACGATTGGTACAAAATGTGCCGCGCGATCCGCGGCGCGACCGAAGGGCTCTCCCCCGCCCCCGGCGAGATCGAAACCGGGCTCGATCTGTGGCTTGCCTGGTCGGCGCAGGACGCCGAGCACAGCGACGCGCTCGCGATCGAGAAGTGGGAGACGAGCGAGCCGCCGCACAAGATCGGCTGGCCCTGGATCGCCGAACAAGCGCGCGTGCGCGGGTACAACGACGCGGTGCACGTGTTCGGTCCGGTCGCCGAAGATGCTCGGGACGCGGACACAGGCGCGGCGTTCGGCGGTGAAGACGAAACGCTGCGGCCGGACGCGGAAGCGTACAACGCCGCCGTCGAGGAAATGTTCGATCAATTCGTGTGGGTGCACGAGCTCGACTGCGCCGCCGACGCCCGCACGGGTTCGCTCTACAACCGCCAGCAATTCAACATGCGGTTCGCGATCATCGGCCCGCCGACCAAGACGCAGGAGTGCGCCTGGGCGCGGTGGTCCGCCTCGACGCAGCGGCGCAAGAGCGTGGAGCGGCTGACCTACCGGCCGGGCGGGCCGCGCTTCATGATCGAAGCGGGCGCGACCGCGCTCAACACATGGAGCCCGGGCGACCTGAACGTGCCGAGCGAGGCGGTCGACGATTTCGACGTGCTGCCCTGGCTCGCGCATGCGGAATGGCTGCTGCCGGATCCTCGCGAACGCGGCCTGGTGCTCGACTGGATGGCCTATGTGCTGCAGCACCCGGGCGAGAAAGTGAATTGGGCGCTGCTCATCGGAAGCGACATGCAGGGCACGGGCAAAGACACGCTGTTCGAACCGGTGCGCGAAGCGCTCGGCCGCGCGAATGTGCGGGTGATTTCAGCGGAAACGCTCGATTCGCAATTCACCGGATGGGCCGCCAACTGCCGCGTCGTCGAAGTGCAGGAAGTGCATTCGTTCCATCGCAGGGAGACGCTGCAGAAGCTTAAGCCCTATGTCGCCGCGCCGCCGGAATATGTGCGGGTGAACGAGAAGTTTCAGCGTCCGTACGACGTGCCGAACATCGCGGCTTTTCTCATGTTCACCAACGAGCGGGACGCGGTGGCGATCGACACAGGCGACCGGCGTTTCTGCGTGATCTGGTGCGACGTCGAGCCGAAAGGCGAGGAATACTACACGGCGATTCACGCCTGGTATCGCACGGGCGGGGGCTTGGGCCTGGTTGCGCGCTGGCTGCTGCAGCGGGATGTTTCGGCGTTTCCGGCGAAGGGCCGCGCGCCGGCCACGGCCGCAAAGGAGATGATGCGGAAAGCGACCGGCAACGCGCTTGAACAATGGCTGGCCGATCAGCTCGACGAAGGCGGGCGGTGGGAGCGGTTGTCCCTGCTGACGCATGCCGAGATCGAAATCGCAGTCCCGAGCGATATCCGGCGCCGGGTGGCGGTCAACGGCAAGACGATCGCCCGGGCGGTCGATCGCGTCGGCGGTGCGAAGCTGATCCACGCCTGGCGCTGCGGCGAGCCCCCGCAAGGCATGGAGGCGGGACTCGAGCTAGCCGAGCGCAGCAACCTTTACGGCTTCAAACGCGTGTCGATGCTGCGTCGCTTGGTCGATGAGGACGATCACGGGGCCGTCCGACGTGCTTATTGGGGTGAGCGCCGTCGCGCCTGATCGCGCAATTCGGCTTGGTGGGTGACGCGCGGGAAGCAATTTCCGCGCGTTTTGCGTTTTCGGGTTTGGTATCCGTGACGGCTTGGCACTGATCCTGGCACTGATCGGAATCGGTGTTTTCGCCGCCAACACAAAGGGGTACCAAGTACCCGCGAACGGCTTGGCACTGATGCGTTTAGTATCCGTGCCAGGAATCTCACAGTGGTTACAAAGACTTATGGCGTTTTTGGCACGGGTACCAGGTTTTCGGCCCATTAAGGGCTCTGGCGCGTGCGCGTGCGCGTGCGCGTGCGCGTGCGCGTGCGCGTGCGCGTGCGCACATGAAATGTCATAGTTGGTCAAAAATCGGTGCTCAGTGCCAAAAATCGCGTAAGTATCTGTTTTTCAAACGTAATTCTTGGCACGGATACTAAAACTTTGGCACGGATACTAAAGATCAGTGCCAAAAATCGCGCAAGCGGTTGTATTTACACGGTAATTCCTGGCACGGGTACTAAAGCGGTATTATGTTACCTCACGAGCGAGAAAATGCCGTGCGAAATTAAGGAGACGGCGCCGTATTTGGTACCCGACACTGTGCAACGGCGGCAAGGAGACGGAGCTTGAAAAAGGAGACGGGGCGAGGCACAACAGGGCTGCGCAACGCCGGCGGTTTTGGCCGCGATCCTCTCCCGCCGGCGACGCGAAGCAGCCCTCAAAGGCTCACGCCCTGTCTGTCGCTTGGCCGCGGCGGCAGGGCGTTTTCGTTTCAAGGAGACGGAGGAAGCCCGTGCGGACCGTGACGGATATCGGCAGGTGGTATCGCGGCTTGGCGAGCCTGGCGGCGGGCTTGGTGCTGTTGTTCGGCCCGCCTGTCGCGCTGGCGTGGTTCGCCATGCTTCTGAACGCCTGGACGGACGGTTACTCGGGTACACTGCTCGTCGTCGGGTTCGGGTATTGGCTCGCGCTGATTTTCTTCGACATGCGAAATGTCGAAGCGGGCGAGTTTGTTCGCCTGCAGGTTCGGGTTACGGAATTGGAAGCGCGGAACGCCAAGCTCATGAAGCTGGTTGGCGTACTTACGCGCGAAGACCCGGGAAAAATAATACCGCCCTAAGGACGTGCCTTAGGGCGGTTCGCGATCAGTCGGATTCAAGCCCGTGCGCGTAGCGGCTTCGTTCGGCCGTAGGGCGCGCGGGCGTCGTCAGCAGACCTTGCGTGTTAGGCTCACGCCCGTTCGGTCAGGAATGCGCGCAGCTTGGCGTGCTGCGCCGGGGTGCATTCCAGCGTGAGGCGGAAGACGTTGCGCAGCGCGCGATACTCTTCCCGCAGGACCAGCGGCCCCGCGCTGACTTCCGGGGCAGGCGCAGACGGCGGCACGGCAGCCCGCGCGGGGCGGCGCTCCGGTTTCGTATTGGGCTTCGGCGCGGGCTGTAGGGCGGGGACGACGGTCATCCGCGTCCCGCCGTTGAACAGAATGTCTCCGCCGCCCGAACGCATGAGGCGTTGGATGCGGTCCATCAACGCGACGACGCGCGGGTCGTCATCGGCGGGAAGGTCGGTGGCTTCGATGTGGAGTGACTTAGGCATGGTCTGTCTTCCTTTTGAGAGGATCACCAGCGAGCGGCGCTGGTGCCGGGTGCTCAAAACACGGACAGAGTCGTGCGGCCTTCTTTCCCTTGCGGGTATTGTATCCGGCCACACCCGGCGCATGAGCGCAGGGCACAAAAATAGCCGCGTGCGGGCGGCTACCGCTCTGTCTTGGTGTTTTGAAGCACCAAGTAAAGCTATAGCCGATTAGCGGGGTACTTGTCAACGCGCGAGCGCGATCGAGTAGGCGATCGAGGCGTAAACGGCGAAGAGGATCAGCGAAACGACGATGACGGCGTGGCGCGGGTTCATGGCGCTATCGCTTTCCAGAATTCGGCGCTTCCCGCTTTGCGCGCACCCCAATGCGCAACCCGGGCAAGCGCGGTGTCGCTGTCATCTTGCGGGGTTTGCCGGCCTTCGGATTCGTCGTTGCAATCGTAGTCGATGACGATGACGCGGAGGGGCGTTCCGTCCTTGCAGAACACGTCTTGCACGACTCCGCCTTCAAGGACGACGGCCACGGTTTCGATGGTGGTTTTCGCAAGCAGGCTCGATTCCTCAACTACGTCGTCGGCCGCGGGCCGAAAACGATCAGCGAGCGTGGCGCATTGCGCGGCCTTGACGCGCATCGTCGCCAGGTCGTCGTCGTCGTAATAGCTTGCTTCGTATTCATCGTTGAATATGTCTGCCAGCCGCTCGGCTTCGTTTTCTAGCGCTTCGCGGATTAAAACCTTTTCGGTCCAGCGGAGAGGCGGCAGCGCCACGGCTAAAGCTTTGCTGTGTTCAGTCATGGATCAATTTCCTTCCTGCGGTGCGAGCTCGGGCAACAGCAGGTGCAGAACGCGTGACGCGACCAGCGCGCCGGCGTCCCACGATTCCGCGTCCCAAACTTTCAGGTTTCGGCGTTCGGCGTTGCGCCGCGCGGCGTCGTGCCCCGCGGCGCTGGCGATGCGCATCGCCTCTTCGGCTGTCAGGGTTTTCATGCTTGGGGTTCCTGATCCAATTCGGCCAGGTCGACCCGCTGCATGTTTCCGCACGTGTCGAAAACGTCGAACACGTTGGCGGTCGAGCCCGGGCGGCGCATCAAGCCCCACGCTTCTCGCGCCGCGGCCTCTGGGGTTTCCGCGTCTACGTGGATTTCCCATGTAACGAAAAAAGTCTGCATGGCTTGCGATCCTCTTAGGGTTTCCGACTTGGCATCGTCAGGCGGCGCGGAGTCACCATCGCCGCGACACTCTCCGCGCGTGCGGAGAGTGTTTCGCCGGTCAGCTCGCCACGTCTTGGTAGTCGTGGAGGAAGTTTCCGATGGCCCACGCTCCGCGTTTGCACGCGGCGGCGTAGTCTTTGCTAAACCGGTTTGCGTCGTCGCCCGGCTGGAAATAGGCGGTTTTTCCCGTGTTGTTGAATCGCAGGGTTACGCCGCCAGCCCAATCACGGTAGACGGTCCACCAAAGCCCCTTGTCGGCCAGGTGCGCGTGCTTGTTTTCCATGGCCTACTCCAATTCGTTCGCGGCGTAGAAGTCGCGCAATTCGTTCGCAATTGCGGCCTGTTCGGCGCGCGATAGAGATTCGAATGCCGCAAGGTCCGGTCGGTCGCCAAACGTCCGTGCGATCAGCACGGCGCTTGCGCGCTTGCGCAGGTAGGATCGCAACGCAAGGCCGGACGGTATGTGTGAAACGGTCCACGTTTTACCGCTCGGAATCGTGCGGTGCACGCAAAGGCATCCGTGCGTTACAGCGGCGACCGGAATCGGTTTGTCGGCGTTCATTTTCGGTTTGAATTTAATGCGTTTCATCGGTCGGGCCCTCCCGTTCGAGCGGCGAGCGCGGCGGAGTATTCGTCCGCTGCGCTTTCGTCGTCTTCGGTTTCGCTCGCCCCGTGCAGGTACGCGGCGGCCTTTTCGGCAGCCGCCGCGGCCGAGAAAAGAGCTTTCGGGTGGTCTTCGAAAAGCTTGATCCAGGACGCAATATAGCTCGCGTGGTCCGCCCGCTCATGGTTCGGTATTTCCAGATCGGCGCAGAGATACGCAGCGCCCAGTTCGGCGGTTAGTTCTTCGAAGGCGTAGTTTGCACTGCCGAATCGAGTCATGGGCTTGAAACGATCAAGGCGTGACGCGTGGCCCGTCCAGTGCGTCAGCTCGTGCAGCAGTGTTCCGTAGTACGCAGAAGGCGTTTTGAACGATACGCGCGCGGGCATGCACACTTGGTCAAAGGCGGGGATGTAGTACGCGCGCCCGTCTGTGCTGTCGCCGATGTGCGCGCCGGTTGCGCGGGCGAAAGCTTCCGCCGCTTCATAGCGTTCGAATTCGCTCGGCAGCTTCGGCGCGGCGTTGGCGATGTAGCGTTCCGGCAGGTTGTCGCATTGCTCGGCGTTGAAAACGGTGTAGGCGCGCATGAAGGGAACGGTTTTCGTTTCGCCCGTGCTGGCGTCGCGCACCTTGGAGAATTTCCAGAAGCTGACGGGCGTCCCTTTTTCGCCCTTGCGCACACTGCCCTTATCCGCCAGCGCTTGGCGGAAGGTGAGCCAGTAGCGGCTCTTGTAGCCCTTTTGACGGGCGCGCAGCATGAGCCAGAACACATTCGCACCCCGATACGGTTTGCCGGTTGAGCGCAGCGGGCGCAGGAAGCCGCGCAGCGAATCGGCGGCGTTGATGGCAGTTCCTGCATCCCATTTCGGCGACCACGGGCGGGCGCCGTTGCGCAATTCGTCGAGAATAGCGGCGGTAATCTCTTGATAGGCTTCGGTTTTGGTTTGGCTCTTTGCCATGGTTTGCGATCCTCTGGTAGGTTGGGTGTTGCGTTGGCCCGCAACAGGTGTCGACGTTAGCGGGGTACTAAACAACAGTCAAGCAACATGTAAACAACAAAGGGAGTTGGCATATGGGCGGCGCTCTAATAACGCAACCCGTTGAAAACCTTACGGAATTAGAAGAAAAATTCGTCGATGGGCTTTTCGACGGATTGTCGGCAACAGAAGCCGCGCGCAACGCAGGATACGGATCGCCCGGCACGGAAGGCCCGCGCATCGCCAGACGCCCGCGTGTTCAATTGGCTTTGCGAACCGCGTTGCTCGCACGTGTGGACGTCGAACTGACGCCGCTAGCGCTCGATACCCTGCGGGACACGTTGAACGCGGCTCCCGAACAGGTAAGCCATAGCGTCAAAATCAAAGCCGCTGAAACAATCCTCCGGTTTTCCAGCTTGGCGAAGCAGAATGAACCAAAAGCGCCGGAAGAATTGGAGAAATCCCGCGTCCCGAACATGGACGATCTGAAACGTGTCGAGGCAATGCTTAACCAGGTGATCGCCGAAATGTCTAAACCTATGATAGAACTGGATAATTCCGGTCCGGCTCGGGATGTGGACAATTCTTTGCGCCCCCCGAACGATATCGAAAACGACGAAGCCGTTGATATATTTGGCTAACCTCTGCCCCGGTAAGGGAGAGAAGCGGTCTCTTGATCGGCGCGACGCGGCGCGGCCAGCGCAGCCAGGCCCGCAGCCCGGGGTCGACCCCCGGGGGTACACCCGCGCGCACGCGCGATTTTGCCTATCCCTTTTTCCGACAAAATTTTTGCATTTTCAGAAAGTTGGTACCCAAATCAGCGCTTTGTTGCGTTTGATCCACAACCAAGTTACCTTCCGCGCAACACCCGAACCCCCGCGCCCGCGATGCCGCAGCCTCCCGCATACAGCCGCCAGGCGAATTTTACGCAGTGGTCGATCGACAACCCGTCGACTCCGCACCAAGGCGTTTCGATCGACGCGGAATTCAACGCGGTGAAAACCACGGTCGACGCGACGCTGGTCAATCTCGCCAAGATCCAGCGTGACGACGGCGCCGTCGCGAATAATTCGATCGGGCCGGATCAGCTTTCCAACGAGCTCGTGCTCGGCTTTCGCTCGGTGACGAATTGGGCGACCGCGACGGCGTATGTCGCGCGCGACGCGGTGTGGGTGAACGGCCGCACGCTGTACCGCTGCCTCGTCAGCCATACGTCGGCGGCGAGCTTCGCAACCGACCTGGCGGCCAACCGCTGGCAGGTGATCGCCGATTACGCGCCGATCGTCGCGAGCGAAGCGACTGCGGTTGCCGCCGCTGCGACTGCGACGTCCGCTGCAAATTCCGCGACCGCGGCGCTGGCGACGTTTCAGGGGATTTATCGCGGCGCGTTTGCCGGCAGCCCCGCGGGGCCCCACGATCCGGGCGATCTTTATTTCGATACGATCGCCAACGAGATGCGGGCGCGGAACGCGGGAAATTCGGCCTGGGTGAGCATCAACGCGGTCGTTCTCGGCCCCGCGCGCGTGACCGCGGCGGACACGACGAACGATTTTCTAAACCCGAAGCTTCTGGTCGCCGGCGGGTTGATCTCGAAAGCGGTCAACAACCCCGGCGCCAACGAGACGCTGACCTTCACACTCGATGAAGCGAGCGACGCGGAGATCGACGCCGGCGCGAACGGGACGAAGGTTGTGACCCCGCGCCGGGCCGCCCGCATCCGCGGGCTGCCGGTGAGCGTTCAGACCGCGAATTTCAACATCGTCGACGGGTTCGAATACATCGTCGACTGCACCGCCGGAAACGTGACGGCGACCCTGCCGGGATCGCCTGCGACGACGTTCCGGGGCAGCATCGTCAAGCTTGGTGCGAACCGGCTGACGCTGGCGCGCAACGGCAACAAGATCATGGACCTTGCCGAGGATCTGGATGTCACGGCGCGCTACGACGCGTTCGACATTCGGTGGCCCGGCGCCGGACACGGGTGGTTGACGGTATGAGCAACCGCGCACAATTTTTCCCCGGCAGCGGGCTTCACCTTCGCGATTTTCGCGATATGCCGAAGCACCAGACCTACAATCTGCTCGGGCCCGGCGGCGGCGATCTGTACGGCCCGAATTTCGACGGTTGGACCGAAATCAACAACCGCGGGATCGTGAATTACACGGGGTTTTCGACCAACGTCTGGAAAACGATTCTGAACGTCAGCGGCGGCCCGGGTTGGATGTCGGGAATCGTCTGCCCGAAGACGCCGAACAGCACAGACACGATCGATGTTCGTGTCACGCTCGACGGTTCGGTTTTGACGTTCTCGCAAAGCGCGGAAAGCAACTCCGGTTTGTATATCGGTCACGCACTGCCCGGCAATTTTTTCACTACGGCCGGTGGCGCGTCTCGATCGCCGAACCTCAATGCGGCGCGTAATCGAAGCACATTCGATTCGTGGAACGGGGACAGCATTCGGGCGGTCCCGGTGGCGGCGTGCCTGTCGATGGGCGTGTCCCTGGTGCGCTTCGAACAGTCTCTGCTGGTCGAAATTCGGGCCAGTAACGGCGTCGGCACGACCGGCGATTGTCATTCCGGCGTCCTCTACCAGATGCGCGGCGGGTGATGAACCATGCCGACGATCGAACGCATCGACGGCTTTAACGGCCAACCGACGCCCGGCGTACCGATACAGCCGGGCGACGTCGTTCGGGTGACGGACGGCGCGACGGTGATCGAGTATGTCGAGCCGGTTCCGAGCGATCCGCCAGCGCGGTCGCGACGACTCGATGGCGACGACATTCTTAAACTGTTCGTGACCTCGGGCGCGCTCACGCCCGACGCGGCCGGCGCCATGTTTTGGTCGCCGGAAATGGCGTTTTGGCGCGGGGTGATCCTGACGCAGAAAGACAAGGTGCGGAAGGAATCGCCGGATACCGCGGCATGGCTGCAAGCGATGATCGACGCGAATTTTCTGACGAACGTGCAGCGCGCCGCGTTCCTGGCGGCCTGGCCGATGGAGCCGGCGCCATGAAGAAGCCGCTTCACCTTCTGGTTCGGGATTGGGCCTACAATGTCTTCCTGTCGTGGTCGCAGGCGTACAACGCGGCGACCGGCGGCGACCCTGACGAGAGCACGTCGTCGGTCATCGGCAAGACCCTGCGGGCGGGCAAGCCGCTGCGTCGCGATCACATCGTGATTTTCGCGATCGTGTCTCTCGTCGTGCCGAACCATTTCTACCGGTCGATCGAAGACGACGAAGGCGGCAATAGCGCCAAGCTGCGAAAGGAAATCGTATGATGCCGCCGTCGAATGACGAATTGCACACGCGCGTTTCCGTGCACGAAGCGGTTTGCGCCGAGCGTTACAAAGCCATCGAAGCGTCGATTACCGACCTGCAGGCGCAGATCAAGACGTCCGCCGAAGGTATGCAGGCACAGATCAACGCGATCCAGTCGACCATGAAGCGTGTCGCCTGGGGCGTCGCCGGCGCGTTCGGCGGGATCGCGATCGAGCTCGCGAAAAGCTTTTTGAGCTGACGCCCGTGTCCGCGCTTCTCGCCGATACGATGCAATTGGAGCGGCTGCGCGAGCAGCACCGCGACATTCGTCGTCAGATCCGCTTTCGGGAAGCGCACGACGATCTGCTGACCTTTACCGAAGTGACGATGCCGGACCCCGAGGATCCCGATGATCCTCTGAAAACCGATTATCGCTCGTCGCTCTTTCACCGTTCGCTGGCAAACGCCCTGCAGCGCGTCGAACAGCGGCTCATTCCGTATCTCGCCATCTGCTGCCCGCCGCGCCACGGCAAGAGTGAGCTGTCTTCGCGCCGCCTGCCCGCCTGGTTCGCCGGCCGTCATCCGAGTTGGCACGTGATGATGGGCACGTACAACGAAACTTTCGCCGCCGACTTCGGCCGCGACGTGCGCAACATCATGCAGTCGGACCGCTACGGTCGCATTTTCCCCCGCGCGCGCCTGCAGAAAGGATCCGCGGCGTCGGACCGCATGCAAACGACGCTTGGCGGCATGCTGGCTTTCGTCGGTCGCGGCGGCTCGATCACCGGCCGCGGCGCGCATTTGATGATCGTCGACGACCCGCTGAAAAACAGCGAGGAAGCCGACAGCCCGGGTATCCGTGACGATCTGTGGCGGTGGTTCATCCGCGACGTGCTTTCGCGGCGCATGAACGATCGCTGCCCGGTGATTATCATTCAGACGCGGTGGCACGAGGACGATTTGGTGGGCCGGATCACCGATCCGAAAAACCCCCATTACCGTGCGGATTTCGCCAAGCAGTGGCACGTCATCAACATTCCCGCGCTGGCGGAAGCCAACGACCCGTTGGGGCGGCAGCCGGGCGAGCCGCTATGGCCCGAGCAGTTTGGACGTCAGTATTTCCTCGAATACAAGGCCGCGGATCCGCGCGGTTTTTCGGCGCTCTATCAGCAGCGGCCGAGCCCGGAGGAAGGGACGCATTTCAAGCAGGAAATGTTCGTCGAATACATGCCGCATCAGAAGCCGGCGAACCTTCGCTTGTATGTCGGCAGCGATCACGCGCTCGGCACCAAGCAGCAGAACGACCGGACGGCGATCGTGCTCGGCGGGCTCGACGAAGACGGCGTGTTGTGGCTCGACGAAAATTGCTGGTGGCAGCGCGCGCAGACGCACCACGTCGTCGAGCAAATGCTTTCGTTCCAGAAGCAGCACCACCCGATGCTGTGGTGGACCGAAGACGATCACATCACGCGCGGCATGGGGCCGTTTCTGCTGAAACGCATGCAGGAAACGAGCACCTTCATCAGCTTGAAAACGCTGACCGCGCACGCCGACCCCATGAAAAAGGTTTCGCCGTTTCATGCGCGCATGGCGATGGGCATGGTCCGGTGGCCGGCGTGGGCGCCGTGGTACCACGAGGCGCGCACCGAATTGCTCAATTTCCCGCAGGGCACGCATGACGACTTCGTGATGGGCTGCGCTGCGCTCGGCCGCGGGCTCGCCGAAATGGTGTCGGCTGCGCCCCCGCCGACGAAACAGCGCGGCCCGGTGACGGGTACGCTCGGCTGGGTGAAGGCGGCGTCCGAACAGCGCAAAAAGTTCGCTGAACGATTCTCGTTGCGTGGAGGCTTTTGATGGACGGTCTAACCGAAACGCCCATGCAGCCTGCGGCAGAGCCGAGCGCGACCGCGATTCAACGCGAGCCTGTCGACAACGGCGAGTCCGACGCGAAGCTGGTCGAGGAAATCATCGCTGGCGTGAAGCGCGCGAAAAAGAAATGGGCGGACGATTTCGCCGCCATGCGCGACGACATGCGTTTCGCTCTTGGGCTGCAGTGGGACGGCCAGACCGAATTGCGCAAGGAAAAGCGCGTCGTCATCAACCTGGTGCAGCGCCATCTGCAGCAGCAGACGGCCGCGCTCTACGCCAAGAACCCGAAGGCCGCGGCTTACCGGCGGAAGCGTCTCGACTTCGCGATTTGGGATGGCACGCCCGAGTCCGTCATGGCCGCGCAGCAGGACGCCGCCGTGAAAGCCCCCGCGTATGACGCCGCGGTGCAGGCCGCGACGTTGCAAGGTACGCCGGCGCCTGCGCCGCCCGCGTCGCTTGCGCTCTTGCAGGATCTGCAGCAAGGCATGCTGTACCGGAAGCAGATCGCGGGGCTCGCGCAGACGCTCGAAATCCTTTTCGAGTACAGCATCGGCGAACAGCAGTCGCCCGCGTTCAAGCGGCGCGCGAAACGGCTTGTGCGCCGGACGAAGACCTGCGGCGTTGGATATATCGAGATCGACTATCAGCGCGCGTTCGGGAAGCGCCCCGATACGGTCGCCAAGCTCGACGACTACACGCAGCGCCTGGCGAAGATCGAGCAGCTGCGCGCCGATATTGCCGATGGCGAAGTCGATCCGGCCGCTTCGCAGGTGGCCGAGCTGCAGGCCGCGATTACGGCGTTGCAGGCGGAACCGGAAATCGTTTTGCGCGAAGGGCTCGTGTTCGATTTCCCGAAGGCGACGTCGGTTATCCCGGACGAATTTTGCACATCGCTCGACGGGTTCGAAGGATGCAAGCGCGTCGCCAAAGAAATTCTTATGACGCCCGATGACGTCAAGGCGACCTATGGCGCCGACGTCGGAAAGAATTTTCAGAAGCACTCGATTTCCCAGGCCGGTCAGATGGAAATGCGTTTCGAAAACGAAACGCCTCGGTACGGCGATATGGTGTGCGTGTGGGAAGTCTATGACCGTTCGACGGGCCTGAAATACGTCGTCGCGGACGGCCACAAAAATTTTCTGAAAGCGCCGGCCGCGCCGGAAGTCACGGTCGAAGGGCTTGTCCCGATTTTCGCGTTGATGTTCAACGAGCTCGAAACGGAAGCCGGCGTCATTTCGCCGTTCCCGCCGAGTGACGTCACCCTGCTTCGCTCGCTGCAGAAGGAATTCAACCGCACGCGCGAATCGCTTCGTCAGCACCGGTACGCCTCCCGCCCGCTGTACGGCGCGGCGCCGGGCAATTTCGACGAAGGCGAACAGCACAACATGGCGACGCACGCCGCGCACGACGTCATTGTGCTGAAAACGCTCGCCGGCGGCGGCAAAGTCGACGACATACTGCAGCAGATCAAGAAAGCCCCGATCGACCCGAACGTGTACGAAGTGCAGGGCCTGTACGACGACATGAATCGGACGGTCGGCACGCAGGAAGCCAACCTCGGCGGCACGTCGAACGCCACCGCGACCGAAAGTTCGATCGCCGAGTCCAGCCGCATGGCGTCGCTGTCGTCCAATGTCGACGACCTCGACGATTGTTTCTCCGCGGTCTTCCGTGCAGCGGGGCAGGTGCTTCTGGCCAATATGCCCCGCGAGCAGGTGGTGAAGATCGTCGGGCCTGGCGCGGTTTGGGTGGAGCTCTCGCGGCAGGAAATCGCGGAAGAAGTGTTCCTGCAGGTTGAAGCCGGGTCTTCCGGGCGCCCGAGCAAAGCGCAAGACCTTGCGAATTTCGAGCGCATCGCGCCGTTCATGCTGCAGATGCCGGGCGTCAACCCGTCCTGGCTGACGCGCTACATCATCAAGATCCTCGACGATCGCGTGGATCCGGTCGACGCCATCTTGGAAGGCATGCCGTCGATAACGCAGCTGAACGCCGCAAAGCAGCCCGGTACGGGCGACCCCGCGACGGATCCGAACGCCCAAGGCGAGAAGGGCGGCGACAACCAGAAAAAGTCGCAGCAGACGGACAACAATCAGCGTGCCGGCTTCCCGGCGGGCAACGTGATCCGCTACGACGCGCGCGGCAACAGGATGGCCGCATGACCGACGAAGATATTCAAGTCGAAGTCGGCGGCGTTCCTCGGGCGGCATTTCCACCAGGCACGCCGCCCGAGATCATCGACGCTGTCGTGCGTCGTGATTTTGCGGAACCGGACCGCGTGGGTGAAACGTTGGCGCTCGACCAAGCGCGGAATGACGCCATCGCAGCGTTGGCGCAGCAGGTCGCGACGATGCAGGTCCAGATGGCGCGGATATCGCAGAGCCTCAACGCGGTTTCAGCGTCCATCCAAAATTCTGCGAACACCGTTGCCGGTAGCGTAGAGGCTTTGACCGATCAAATCGCTGTCGCCAGCGAGTTCATCGTTTCAGCTTTGACGGCCGAGAAGAAGCTTATCCGAGACGATAAAAATAAGCCGGTCGGCCTGCGTGTCGTGTTCAGCGAAGGACAAGCGACATGATCACCGCCGCCGCGAATGATTCAGGAGGCGCCAACCATCGAGCAAACGCAGCGCGAAGAAGCGCTATTGAACGATCAGGAGCGCAACCAATCCATCGCGCAAGTTGCTTCACAAATCGCGGAACTCTCTTCTGCGATCGCCGAAATGAGTTCGATGATTGCGCAGCTTGCACAGGCGCAGCAGCAATCGTCACAAATCGTCGGCGCTCATATTGCCGAAATGTCGGATCAGATCGGCATGGCGACGGAAATGATTGTTCGCGCTCTAACTGCGCCGAAGATGTTGACCACGGACGAGAAGGGTCGTCCGAACGGTGTCAGGACGCAACAGAGGCTCGACGCATGACGATTTTTTTTGGGGCGGAGTATTTTGCGATGATTTTTGCTTGCCGATACATCATCGCCACCGGCGACCTGGTTTCTATCGACGGCGCGCAGCGCCTCAATGCCGAAACGCTCGCCGCGCGCGGAGAGGCTTACGGGCCCGATTTCGCCGCCTATCCGCAGCCGGCCTGGGCCTGGAACGCGGCGACGAAAACGCTCGACGCGCTTGCGGCGACCCGTGTTGCGCGGATCAGCCCGAGCGAGTTCATCGCGCGCTTCACGCCCGCCGAACTGCGCGCGGTCTACACCGCCGCGGAGATCAACGACGATCTGTTTTACGCGGTGAAGCGGATGGAGACGGCGCGCGAGTACATCGATCTCGATGACGCGGCGACCGTGCAGTATCTCGGCGCGCTTGAGCAGGGCGGCCTGCTCGCCGCCGGTCGCGCGTCGCAGATCCGAGGGCTCGTCTGATGGCGACGCGCAACGTCGATGCAAACCTCGCCTCGGGCGGCCATACGGTCGGCACGGCCTGGACCACGCTCGCGACGAACACCACGGCCGGCACCTACGAGTTCTATCTCGACCTCACGAACCTTGCCGATGGTGACCGCGTCGAGGTCCGCGTCGAAAAGATCATCCGCGCGGGCGGCTCGTACCGCGTGACCGACATCATCGGCATCGACAACGCGGTGACGCGCGTCGGCCTGTTCTCCTACGCGCTGACCAACGTCGACGGGCTGCGGATCAGTTTCCGTCAGACTCTCGGCACGGCGCGTTCCTACGATTACGCGCTCTGGACCGTCTGATGTTTCTGCCGCACGCAAACACCGTTGTCGAAGTTCTCGACGGCAGCAACTGGAACGGCGTGGCGGTCACGTCGAATGCCGGTTCGACGAACACGAAAGGCAGCTATTCGACGATCGGCACGACGAGCCAGCGCTACGACGGTTTCACGCTGAACCTCGCCTTTCCGGGCGGCGCCGTGCGCGCGATCTTCGACGTGGCGATCGGCGCTTCGAACACGATCATCGCGCAGGACATCTTCGTCGACATGAATTCGGCGGGGTCGACACGCGGCGGCTTTGCGATGTTCATTCCGGTGCGCGTGCCTTCGGGCGTCGACATCAAAGTGCGGTGGCAGGTCAGCGGCGGTCTGAACCAGGTCGCGCGCGTCACCATCGTCGGCTGCTGCTACGGGCTCGACGGCGGTTTGAGCTTTCGCCGCGCGATCGGCCTCAACAGCCTGACCGGCACGACCCGCGTGACGAGCGCGACCGTGCAGCTGAACGGCGCGTCGCCGAGCACCACCGGCTGGCAGCAGGTGATCGCAAGCCTGGCGAACGATATCGGCGGCGTCATCCTCTGCCCTTCGAACGAGGCCAACAGCGTCGGCCAGGTGAACAACGATCTGATCCGCTACGACCTCGGCATGGGCGCGAGCGGCGCGGAGGCGCAAATCCTCGGCGGTCATCTCGTCGGCACCGTGACGGGCGGCATGGTGACTTCAGGCATCGCCTTTTATCCGCTCGCCGTGATGGCCGGGAAGCGCCTTGCCTGGCGGTGCCGCGGCCCGAACGCGGCGACGGGGCACCAGGGGCTCGGCGTCGTCGGGCTTGAACGATGAGCCGTATTCGTTGGCAGCTACCGTTTTATTTACCGGCGGGATCGCTACCGCCGCCAAGCGTATCCGTGGCAGCTTTAGCTGCCGCGCAGGAGGAAGCGGAGATGTTGTTACTTCGTAAAAACACGGCGGGCCAACGGGTGTTTTTTGGGCTGGTCAACGCCACAAGCGGCGCAGCCGTCACGGGGGCTAGCGTGACGGGGCAGCGCGCGATCGACAGCGGCGCGCAGGCGGCGATCACCGGCACGATCGCGGAAATCGGTAACGGACAGTATCGGGCCGATCTGAGCCAGGCGGACACCAACGGCGATTTCATCGGGTATCTTTTCACCGCGACCGGCGCGGTGCCGGTTTCCCGCTTTGCCCGGACGACCAATGCTGACCTGTTGGACGGCGTGCGCCTCGGCCTTACCGCACTCCCCAACGCTAATGCGGGAGCGGCGGGCGGGCTGCCGACCGGCAATGCGAGTGGGCAAGTGACCGTGGCGTCGATCGTCACCGATGGCGTCAGCGCCGCGGCGTTCTCACAAGCCGCCGCCGATAAGGTCTGGGCCTCGGCCACGCGCAGCCTGACGGCGGCGGTCACGGTCGGCACGATCAACGCCAACGTCATCACCGCGGCCAGCTTGGCGACCGATGCAGGCGACGAGATCGCAGCGGCCGTGTGGGGGGCGGCGGCGCGAACGCTGACGGGCAGCGTCACCGTGTCAGGCTCGGTTGCGGTCGGTTCGATCGGCAGCGGCGCCATCGACGCCGCGAGCATCGCCGCCGCCGGGGCCAACAAAATCGCCGATCACATTTGGCGCCGATCCATCGCCAGTGTTGAGGCGTCCGGCGACGGCGACGCCTACAGCGTACGCTCTCCGTTGCAGGCCCTTCGGAAGCTGATCAACCGCGTGCGCGTCAATGCCGGGGCTTTGGAAATCTACAAGGAAGACGATACGACGATCAGTTTGAGCCAGACGCTCACGACCAATCCGGCGGCAGAACCGATCGTCGAGGCGAACACGGTCTAAGCGCGTGGATATCCTCAGCCTCTCCGGCGTATGGCCGAGCGGCGGGCCTTCCAGCGCTGCGCCCCAGCCGGGCCTGACGGTTTTACAGCTTCAAGGTGTTTGGATCACCGGCGGGTCGACCGGGCCGCCGCCCGATCCAGAGCCGCAAGCGACCACGAAATGGAGCGGAGGGGCGCGGCGCCCTTGGGGCGTCAGCGTTCGCCGCGTCAAGCTGGGCGCGCAGTTCGAGCCGACAGCTTCGGCGGTAGCGCTCCGCGCGCGTTTGGCGCAGGTACTGTCCCGCGCGCCGAAGCCGCCCGCGCCCCTGCCGGAAGCTGTTCTACCGCCTACCGGGATTGTAACCCTCGCGGGCGGGCTTTTTGTACCGGACAGCGGCCAGCCTGCTCTGATTTTTCCACCGCCGCCGCGCCGAGCCGAGTCCGTTTTGGAGTACGACGAAGCCTTAGAACTTCTGTTGCTCTTAAGCGGCTAGCTGTTGTGCTTATCAACACCCCGTGTTACACGAATCATGCAGCGTCGTGAGACGCCGCAGCCCTCGGATGGAGACGCTAAATGAGCGGCGCAGCAGCCGCCGGGGAATCGTCAACCCCGGATAACTCGGCAGATACGGGCGCATCGGCAGCGGTGGAAACCGCCGCCGGTACGCTTTCGACGGACGCTAACACCGCGCCATCGTCCGACGCGGGTACTGACGCAAAGCAGGCCGAAACGCAGCAAAGCACGCTCGATATCGTGCGGAGCGTTGTCGCGAAAGGCCCGGAGAAATCGTCAGGCTCCGATACCGCGAAACCAGGTTCGACGGACCCGGCCGCCGCTTCCAAGCCCGAAGGGCAAGGCGCAGCGGGCGACCAGGATCCGCCTCCGTTTCACGAACACCCGCGCTGGAAAGCCGTTCTCAAAGAACGCGACCAGGCGACCGAAAAAGCGACTCAGCTTTCGGTCGAAGTCGAACAGCTTCGCCCGGCCGCTGCGCAAATGCAGCGTATTGACAAGTTCATGGTCGACAACGGCCTGACGTCGGACGATGTGGTCGAAGGCTATCGAGTGATGGCGCTGATCCGAAACGATCCGGCGCGCGCTCGGGAAGCACTGCAGGCGTTGATCGACGATATCGACGCGGCCACCGGCGAAACGCTGCCGGCGGACCTGCAGCAGAAAGTCGAAGCCGGTGTTTTGAACGAGGACGACGCGCGCGAGATTTCACGAGCTCGCGCCGCGGCCAACGCCGCAACGCAGCGCGCCACTGAAACCGTCCAGCAGGTTCAGGCGCGCGAGCAGGCGACGGCCGTTGCGAATTTGCGCCGCGCCATCGACGCCGAAATCGGCGCGTGGGAAGCGCAGATCGCGCCCAAGGATCTGGATTACGTCGCGGTCAAGAAACCGTTTGTCCTCGCCGAAGTCACGCGGATCGTGACGCAGGAACGAGGCGGCAAGCCGCCCGCATCTGCGCAGGAAGCGCGAGATATTTGGGTGAAGGCGTACGACGCCGTGACCGAGAAGCTGCGCGGGTTGAAACCCGCAGCCCCCGCTCCCGCCCGTCAAGCTCCTGCACCAACGCGAACGGCAAACGCGACCGCAGCCGCTCCCGAAAAGGCGCGCTCGACGCTCGACATTGTGAAGCAAGTCGCGAGCCAGCGCCGCCGGTAGGGAACGGCTTCAAACCGCAACGCAGCGTCGTGAGACGCCGCAGCCCTTTGAAGGACTCCTGTCATGCCGTTTACCGCGCAAGAGCTCGACAACATCATGAATGCAAGCCTCGATCACTTCATTCGAGGCAAGCCGGTTCTACAGTCGATTCAGGACCGCCCCACGCTCGAAACTTTCGTCCGCAACCAGAAGAAATTCGGCGGCGGTCGAGGCGAAATCAAAAAGAACGTGAAAGGCGAATACACGACGCAGTTCGCCGGTTACACGCACGACGATTCGGTCGGGTACAGCAACCCGGCGAACATGAAGCAATTCACCCAGCGCTGGTTCGAATTGCACGCCGGTATCCAGGTCACGTTCACCGAGCTTAAGCAGAACGGGATCACCGTCGTCGATTCGATGGCCGGCGAAGAAACCGCCGAAGCCAGCGACCGCGAAATGTTCGAATTGTCGAACATTCTCGACGACAAGTTGGAAGACATGCGCGAAGGCGCGCAGCGCTCGTTCAACAACATCTTCTGGATGGACGGTACGCAGTCGGCGAAAGTCTTCGGCGGCATCATGTCGTTGATTACCGACAACCCGACGACGGGCGTCGTCGAAGGGCTCGACCGATCGGTGCATACCTGGTGGCGCAACCGCGCGCTTACCGGCGGCAACCGCATCACCGCCAACACGTCGTTGCAGACGCTGACCAAGACCCTGCGGTCGGAAGTGCGTCAGCTGCGCCGGTTCGGCGGTCGGCCGAGCGTGTGGGTCGCCGGTTCGCGCTTCATCGAACGCCTTGAAGACGAAGTGCATGAAAAGGGCACTTACACGCAGGAAGGCTTCACCAACAAGGGCAAGACCGATATCGGCATGGCCGTTATCAGCATGAAGGGCGTCGGCGACTGCCTGTACGACCCGACGCTGGACGACCTCGGCCGCTCGAACTTCGCCTACTTCTTCGACCCGCGCCACCTCTACCTGATGGCGATGGACGGGGAAGACATGAAGCAGCACAACCCCGCGCGCCCGCCCGAGAAATACGTGCTCTACCGCGGCCTGACCTACACCGGGTGCTTGGTGGCGGACAAGATGAACGTGCACGGCGTCTACGAAGTGACTCCGTAAGCCGGCGACACGCCGGTTTAGCGACTTCACTTCTCGCAGAAAGGATTTTCGATCATGTCTTTCACCGTTCTTCCTGTCGTCGTTCTTGCGTCCGCAGTGGCGCAGAGCGGCACCATCACGTTCAGCTATCCCGCGGGGAAAACCCGCGGGGATTTCGTCGGCGCCGGTCGCCATCTCATGACCGCGCTGCAGGCGACGTACCGTTCGCCGGTCGATTTCACCGTCGCGCTGAACGCGACGACGGTTGTAGTGACCTGGCAGCGTTCGTCTTCGCTTCCGGCGGGTACGCAGGTTCGCCTGCAACTCGACGAAGCGGGCGAGTATCCGCACCAGCAAGACCCCGCAGCGCTTGAAGCGATTCCGAACGTCAACGGCACGACGTCTGTTGAAATCGACCTCGGTACGCCGATCGCTACGTCGACGACGGCGATCCGTGCCGCGGCGGCGCTCGCCGCCAACACGAATGCGCTGACGTCGACCTACGTCAACGAAGTGCCGCGCAACGTGACGATCAACTCGTCGGCTTCGGAAACGCTCACGTTCGTCGTGCGCGGCTTCGATGTATTCGGCAACGCTATGCGCGAAGATCTGGCGATGTCGGCGGCGACGGCTGTCGTCGGCGCCAAGGCGTTCGCGCGTGTTACCGACGTTCGAACGACCGGCACGCCTTCGGGCAACATTTCGGTCGGTGTCGGTAGCGTGCTCGGGTCGAACGTGCATATCCCGAGCGCAGGGCATGTCGTCCGCGCGTTGGTTAACAACGCGACGGAAGGCACTGCGGGCACGGTGACGGCGGGCCTCTCGCCGCTGTCTGCGGCCACGGCATCCAACGCTGACGTGCGGGGCACCTACACGCCGCACTCGTCGTTGGTCCCGGACGGGACGCGCGCCTACAAGCTGTTGGCGCTCATTCCCGATCCGACCTTCCGCGGCGTTCCGCAGTTCTCCGCGTAGTCACCAACGTAACCGGCGGGGCGCGCGCCCCGCCGGCTCAACCCAGGAGTGGATACATGCAGTGGTGCACGTGCACGGTTCGGCTCGGCGGCAGCCGCGATCATGAAGTGGTCGGAAAGATCGTCACCATCCCCGAGCTGTTGCTTTTGAAGTCGATCCACGGCGACGAAGCCGTGGTGAACATCGTCCCTTGCGACGCTCCCGAGCAGTTCGACCCGGAAGGGGCGCCGATCCCGTACGTCGCTTCGGAAGAACGCACGCGGCTTGAACTGCTGTACGGCCCGGAGACGGTCAAAGACATCTTCCCCGACCGTTTCGCCACGCTGCCGACCTCGCTCAAACAAGCGGGCCTGGATCCGGCTTCGCAGGCCAAGACCCTGCGGGAAAAGGCGCAACAGATGCTCGCCGACGCCGAACGCCTCGACGCCACCGGCGACGAAGCGGAAGCCTCGATCTTCGGTGAAGACGAAGAACTTGCCGCGCCGGTCGCTAAGCCGGTCGGTCGGCCGCCGAAGTCCAACGCCAATCGAAAGGCCGCGTAATGAACGACACCACCGATATTTTCGACGACGTGCCCGCCGCGCAACCCGCGCAGATGGAGCCGGTCGATAACGATCTCGTCTCTGTTTTCCGTGCGCTTTCGTACTTTGAAATCGAAACGGAGAGCGGCGTCGTGCGGGTTGAGGAAGGCGCTTTCTTCGTCACGCTTCCGACCGGCCGCGTGCACGTCCTCCAAGGCTGATTGCGCATGGCGCGCGGCGTTTCGCTCGGTGAGCTCATTCGCGACGTGAAGCTGGAAGCGGGCATGTCTGGCGAGCCCGCTTTCGGCGTCAACGTGCGCGATACGATCGTGCGAAAGCTGCGCTCCGTTCAGCAGGAGCTTTACGACGAATTCGATTGGCCGTTTATGCGCGGCGACTTCGACAAGGACATGGCGGCCGGGCAGCGGTATTACGATTTGCCGACCGGACTCGTCCTTGAATCGGTCGACTGCGTTCAGGTGCGATGGGATGCGCAGTGGTTTCCCGTCAAGCGCGGCATTTCGGAAAGTGACTACAACGCTTACGATAGCGAGCTTGACGTCAGAAACGATCCCGTATTGAAATGGGACGTTTACGGCACCGCGCAGTTCGAAGTCTGGCCGGTTCCGGCGTCCAGTACGACGAAGATCCGCTTTACCGGCCGTCGTGCGTTGCGCCCGCTTCTGGCGGACGCCGATACGTGCGACCTTGATAGCGACATGCTGATCCTCGCGGTCGCGGCTGAAATCGCGCCAAAAGAGAAAAAACGTGAGCTGGCGGGCCGCGCGTTCAAGCGCAAGGCGATTATGACGGGCCGCGTTTCGCCGACGAAGTTCAATCTGAACGGCAAGCCGATCGAGCCCGAGCGCGAACGGCGCCCGCTCGTGGCTTACGTCAACCGCAACGACCCGTGACATGCCCTATTTTCTCGTTGAGAATTTTTCGGCGGGTCTGGACGGGCGACGCTCTATCCTCGCCCAAACGCCGGGTTCGCTCGCGGCGTGCACCAACGCGCACGTAACCAGCGGCGGCGAGATCGAAAAGCGCAAGGCGTTCGTCGCTAAATACACGTTGCCCGCGGGCACTTTCGGTCTTGCGCAAGCGCGAAACATTCTGACCGTTTTCGGTAGCGACCCGCCGCCGTCCGTGCCGTCCGGCGTGCAGTACATGCGGATCGAGCACCCTTCCGGCCTGCCGCTCGCGCGCGTGTCCATGGCCGAAGTTTTCAACGGCAAGATTTACGCTGTCGGCGTCTATTCGGACGGCTCGGTGCACCATTTCTACGACGGCGTACGCGTCGGTGACTGGTTCGACGGCCGTGCGCGCGGCGGCTTTACGGTTGCCGGCGGCTCGCCGTCGAACCAGGCAGCGCGCGGTAGTTTCACGATCAGCGGCGGCACGTCGAATCCTGGCGTCAACCGCATCACGGCGGTGAATGTCGGCGCGGTCGATGTGCTCGGCGCAGCGGTCAACTGGACGACGAGCAACGAGGCGACGGCCGCGCTCGTCGCCGCGCAGATCAACGCTTTCACCAGCAGCCCGAATTACGTCGCCACGTCGAGCGGCGCGACGGTGACGATCATCGCGTCACTCCCCGGCACCGCGCCCAACGGCCTCGCGATCACGCCGGTCCTCGGCGGCAACGTCACGGTAAGCCTGGCCGGCGCTATGGCCGGGGGCACGGGGCGCAACGCGGTGACGGCGATCACCGTCAACGGTGTGAACATTCTCGGCACCGAAACCGATTTTGCGGTGTCGAACAGTTTCACGGCCGCGCTGATCGCGAGCCGCATCAACACGACGTTTTCGTCGCCGGAATACACCGCCGAAGCGGCGGAATCGACCGTCAACATTTTGGCCGAAGCGGCTGCCGGTGCGGGGCCGAACGGGTTTTCCGTGCAGGTGACGACGGTCGGCGACGTCGTAGTTTCGAACCGGCGCGACATGGCGAACGGCGTCACCAGCGCAACCGCGTTCACGCCCGGTACGGTCGTCAAGACGATCGACGAGAAAATGTACGTCCTTTCCGGGTCGCTCATGCACTTTTCGAAGCTGAACGACCCGACGAAGTACCAAACCAGCGAGATCGGCGCGGGCTTCGTCAACATGAACAACCACGCCGGCGGGTCCGAGGAATTGACGGCGATCGGCCGCTACTACAAGGCGGTCGCCGTGTTCGCGCGCAACGCGATTCAGGTGTGGGCGGTCGACCCCGACCCGGCGGAAAATGCGAAGGCGCAGATCATCGAAAACGACGGTACGGCCGCGCCCCGCTCCGTGCTCGGCTACGGCCAGAATGCGGGCGATCTGATCTATCTCGCCAGCGACGGCGTGCGCGAATTGCGGGCGCGCGACAGTTCGAACCTCGGCACGACCGGCGCGGTCGGGGCTCCGATCAACCCGCGCCTTAAAGCCTACCGCAAAACGCTTTCGACGCCGGTCATCGAAGCGGCGGTCGCCGCGATCGAGCCGAGCGAAAAGCGTTTCCTGTTGGCGATCGGCGCGAAGGTCTACGCTCTTTCCCGTTTCACGGAATCGCAGGTTTTCGCCTGGTCCGAATACGAGCCGGGCTTCGCCGTCTCCGATTTCACCAGCGTGCGAGATCAGCTTTACGTCCGGTCCGGCAATACGATCTACATCTACGGCGGCGACGACGGCGACACGTACGATTCCAGCCCCGTCACCGTCGTTATCCCGTACCTCACCGCCCGCGCGCCGGCGACGTTCAAGCACATGACCGGCTTCGATATCGCCGTCGAGGGCGAATGGAAAATCGAGATCAACACCGAACCGGATTCACCGAACACGTGGCAGACGCTCGGCACGGTCTACGCGCAGACCTTCACCAAGCAGGCTTTCCCCAACATCGGCGAGACGACGCACGCCGCCCTTCGGCTGACCAACGCCAAACCCGGCCCGGCGAAAATCACGACGATTGCCATCCACTACGAAGCCGATGAAGCTGCTTGAACCGACACCCGACGCTATTCGCCACGTCGCGCGCGGCATGCGCGATCTCGATCGCGAAGAAATTTTCTGCCAGCGCGATGACGACGACCCGGACGCACTGGCGGCCGAAGTCCTTTCCGGTTGGGGCCCGTACTACTTCGTGGCCGCAACCCCTGCGGGCGAGCCGGCGGCCGTCGTCGGCGCGACAAGGCTCTGGCCCGGCGTGTTTTCGGCGTGGATGTTCTCAACACCAAGGGTTGATATCATCAACTTTTCGCTGACGCAGTTCATCAAAACCGCTATGATCCCGGGCGTCGCAGCCCTTGGGGCGCACCGGTGCGAGGCGCTTTCCATGGCGAGCCATACCGTGGCGCACCGGTGGCTCGAATATCTCGGCGCCGAGCGGGAAGCCGTTCTCCGGCGCTATGGGCGTAACGGCCAGGATTTTTTCGTCTACCGGTGGGATCGGGCCGATGTGCAAGTCGAAGGTTCGCCAGCCTGACATATCGGCGCAGCAAGCCGAAGCCGCCCGCCAGCGCGAGGAAGAACTTCGCTTGGCCGAGGAACGCCGGCAGCAAGATCTGGCCCGTTGGGAACAGCAGCGCGCCGCCGACCAGGCGCGCGCCGATGCACAGATCGCCGCACTCACGAAGCTGCAGCAGGACCAACAGGCCGCCGCGCTCGCGGCACAGCAACAGCAGCAGGCGGCCATGGAGGCGATGGCTGCCCAGGCGGCGGCGGATCGCGACGCCGAGCGTCAGCGCCAGGCGCAAGAGCGCGCACAGCAGGAAGCCCGTGCGCAGCAGCGCGCCGCGGCGCAGCGCCAGTATGCGGATGGGCGCTCGGCCGCGATCGGCAACGCGCAGGATCAGATCAACGCGGCGTTCGGCGGGTTCAACGACGATTTCTTCAACCGGTTCGCCGAAGATTTTCGAAGCTACTACACGCCGCAGCTTTCGCGCTCTTTCGACGACGCGACGAAACGCGTGACTTTCGGCCTCGCGCGCACCGGCAACCTGGACAGTTCCGCGGCGGCCGACGCGTACGGCCGTCTGGCCGAGCAGCGCGCCGGGGCGGAAGCGGATATCGCCGCCGGGGCTCGCGACACGGCCAACCGCTTCCGGTCGGATATCGACAACCAACGCCGCGCGCTGCAGTCGGAAGTATTCAGCGCGCTTTCGCTCGCGCCGCCCATGAACGCGGACGATATCAGCGCCGATTCGGCTTTGGGCGGCATTTCGAGCGCGCTCGGCGACGTGGGCGGGCGCGCGGCAGCCGCGGCCCGTGGCATTCAAGCGCCGCAATTCGGCGCGTTTAGCGACCCGTTCGCCGGTATTTCCGTGCCGGGCCAGCGCTCAAGCGGCCGATCCGATTTCACGTCGCTTCTCGGCAGCATCAACACCGGAACGCCGCGAACCGCGGCGCGGATCGTGCGGTAGTCCATGGTCGCAGCAGCTCTCGCCGGCGGCGCAGCCGCAACCATTCTCGGTGGAATCTTCGGATCGAGCGCCGCGAAGAAGGCCGCCCGTGCGCGGCAGGCGGCGCTGAACCAGCTGACCGACCTGCAGCGTCGGGAATTCGATTTCCGCGCGGCCGAAACCCGCGCGGGGATGCAGCGGACGGGCGCACTGCAGGACCAGGGTTACGCCGCCGGCGCAGCCAATGAAGCCGCCACCTTTGACGATATCCTGGCGCAGATCCGCGCCGGCTTCGACGAGCAGCTGGCGTTGGACGACGGCGCTTTCGGCCGTTCTATCGGCGCGCAACGCGAAACGGCCGATCAGATGCGGGCCGCACGCGGCGGACGCAACGTCGTCCAGGATCGCGCCCGTAGCGCGTATGACGCCGCCATCGGCGCGGAGAACGCCCGCCAGGCCGGTTTCCGGTCCGCAGCGGAAGGCGCGGCAGGTGACACGATCGCGCGCAGCGGCTCGGGCGGGTTTGCAACGGACCGTGCGAGCGCCGTCGCGCAGCGCCTGGCTGACCTGGCTGTCGCGGTGTCGTCCGGCGTGCCGGCGGAAAATCTCACCACCACTTCATCGCTCGCGCCGCTTGTGCAGGCCGAAATGGCGAAACGCATTTCCGCGGGTCGCGAGCGCGCGATGCAGATCGCCGGCGCCGGCGCGAACCTCTCGGGCTACAGCGACGCTTTCGACGCCGGCGGGCGACGGATCGCCGATCTTGGCGACCGCCTGACCGCGTTGGATCTGCAGGCTCGCGCGTCCGCTTCGGCGCTGCCGGCCGAAATGCAGGCGCAGCAGGCGATTTACCGAAACGCCGCGGCCAATGCCGACGACACCGGCAGCATGTTGAGCGCCAATCTCGGCGATCGTCTGTCGCTGATCGACAGCGACCGCTCCGCGCGAGGCGATATCAACCAGCGTTTCCGCTCGGGCATGACCGATATCATCGGCCAGCGCGGCGACCGAAACGCGCAAATTCTCGGCAATTTCTACGACCGGTCGCTGACTTCGGAAAGTGACTACACCGGTGAGCGGATCGGCGCGAGCCAGAGCTACGAGAACACCAATCGCGAGCTCACCAACTACCAGATCGGCAACACGACCGGTTCGAATTTTCTCGGCGACATGCTTTCGACGATCGGCCCGATGGCCATGTCGGCCGGCATTTCACAAGGCGTCGGTACGAAGTTGTCGAACCTGTTCCGCACGCCGTCGCTCGGCGGCACGGTGCGGACGGGCGCGCGCTCGCCGCTTGTCGCAACGATCGGTTAGGAGGGGGCTTTGCCGCGCGCATATTCCATCGCCAGCAACGGTTTCGGCGTCGCGCCTCTGCCGCGCGTGCCCGCGTCCGACTCGATTGGCGGCGCCTTCGGTAACGTGCTCGGCGCGCTCGTGCAGCGCGCGGCTTACGACCCGAACACGGATCCCGACGCCCAGCGCGCCGCGCTGTATGACGCGCAGCGGCAGGAGATTACGCGGCGGCAGGATGGTTTGCAGGCGCTCTCCGCGGCGTTTCCGAATCTCGACTTTTCGCCGGAAGGAATCCGCGAAGGGCAGCGCCAGGCGGCAGCCGCGCTTGCGGCGGGCGTGCCGATTTCCGAAATCGCCAACGCGTTCCTGTTCAACGTGAGCAATGGCGGCGGCAGCGAAGAAGCGATCCGCCGCGCGTCGGCCGGCGCAGGTAAAGGGCCGCTCGGTCCCGATCAGTCTTTCACGACGGCAGGACAGACCGCGATCCGCGAAGACAACCAGCGCCAGGATACCGATATCTGGAATTTGCGCGAAAACGCGCAGACGGCGCGGAACCGCTACACGACGGACGTCACGGCCGCGACCTCGATCGCCAACAACGAGGCGGATAACCGGCAGTCGGACACGAACAACATTCGCGACAACCAGGCTCGGGTCGATATCGCGGGCCGGACGCCTGTTGAAGCCGCCGCAAATTCATCGGTGTTCTTCGCGCCGAACGATCCGCGCGCGGCGTCCGTGCCCGTGCAAGCGCCGGGCGCGCCGGGCGGCGGAAAAACCGTGGGAGTCGATTTCGGCGACATGGCAAAGATCGACGGCGAAATCAACATGCAGCTAACCGGCGACGCCACGACAAGCGTCATGGATCCCGGACTGCAGGCGCGGGTCCGCAGCCGCGCGAGCGCGCTCTACCGTGGCGGCGCGGATCCCGCAGGCGCGGTCGCACAAGCGCTTTCCGAGACGGTCGATGTGCAGCGCGAAGGGTCTTGGTGGCCCGGGCCTTCGACGATCGTTACGCCGAAAGCCGCGCCGGCGGGTGCTGCGCCAAGCGCCGCGTCCGCGCAAGCGCCTGCCCGGAACGGTGGGATTCCGCAGGGCGCGATCGACGCTTTGAAAGCCGATCCGAACCTGTCGAAAGACTTTGACGCGAAATACGGGCCGGGATCCGCGGCGCGCGTGTTGGGCGGGGCGTGATGGCGAATTTCTTCGACCGGTTCGACCCCCCTGCGGAGCAGCCCCGCCGCAACTTCTTCGATCAGTTCGACGAAGCGCCGCCGGCGCCGAGCGACGTCATGGCTGGGAGCAGTTTTGCCGGGCAGCAGCTGACGGCGGCCGAGCGCAGCCCGTGGGAGCGCGTGACCTCGACTTTCGCTGACGCCGTACGTCGCGGCCCGGTGATTCGCGGCTTGCGGGCGGGCGTCGCCGGCGCCCTGAACCAGAGCGATTCGCCCGACGCTCAACGCCTGGCGCAGCAGGTGGTCGAAGGCGAGCGCGAGCGCCGCGCGCAGTACGAAATGCAGGCGGCGTCCGACCCGTTCTATGCGGCAGGCGACGGCCTGGTCGACAAAGTCATCGCCGGCGCTGCGACGCTCGCGGGTGCGCTCGCGGGCGGCGCTGCCGATCCGCTTGTCGTCGCGACGCTGCCTGTCACCGGCGGGTCCTCTCTCGTCAGGCAGATGGCGACGCAGGGCGCGCTGAATCTCGGCTACGACGCCTTGGCGCAGGGCGCCGATGTGACGTCGGGCGTACAGGACCAGTTCAGCCCCGAGCAGTCGGCCGTCTCGACGGCGCTCGGGGCGCTTTTCCCGGTGCTCGGCCGCGCCGGCGGGGCGGCCATCGAAGGCGTCCGCAATTTCCGTACGCGCGAAGCGGCGCCGCCTGCCGCGCCCGCGGCCACGCCCGAACCGCTCGCCCTGCCGTCGCCGGAAACCGCCGTGCGAACCCCGGCCGAGCAGGAAGCCGCGCTGCAGCGGCAGATGCGCGAACCGGCGCTCGACGACCGCCGTCGCGCCGACACGGAAGCCAACGCCAACACGACCGGACCGGCGAAAATTTACGTCGACGCCCGAGGCGAAGCGCGCACGTCCGACGTATTGCCCGAAACGTCGACGACGCTTTCCGCGCGCACGGGCGAGAATGTCGAACAGCTGGTGGAGGAACAATTTGCGCTTCCCGCCGACACGTTTCGGAATCTTCCCGGCGACGCGAAAGAGCGGATCGTC